GCTTGAAATCCGTAAAATACACACGGGCTTGCCGGCACTCATCTGCGAAACGCTTGTGAATATCGTAATTTCCGACTACAACGGCACAGATGTTACAAGTAAAAATTCAACCGCTTATGCAGAGCGTTGGGAAGACATTGAAAAGCAGAACAAGCTATCCGACACGGTTAAGCAAATGCTCCGTGACCTATGTGTTGTCGGTGACGGTGCTTTTAAGGTCAGCTTTGACACGGCTGTATCAGATGTTCCGATTGTTGAATGGTATCCTGCCGAAAACATCGACTTTACATATGTGCGTGGCAGAATCCGAGAGGTTAAGTTTTACACCGATTACACGCAAAAACACCGCCGTTACCGTTTTGAAGAAACATACGGTTACGGCTATATTCACTATGCTTTGTATGATGACAACGGCAAAGAGATTGACCTGCACACGGTTGACGCTCTTTCGTGGATTGATTCAAAGGGCGTTACATTTGACGAATCATATATGTGGGCTGTACCTGTCCTTTACGGCAAATCGTGCCACAAGGGCAGAGGTGCGGGCATTATCGGCATAAAAACAGACGCTTTCGACAGCCTTGATGAAGTGTGGTCACAGTGGATGGACGCACTCAGAGCCTGCCGAACAAAGCAGTATGTGCCTGATTGCCTTGTTCCGAGAAATCCCGAAACCTGTCAGCCGATATCGCCAAATCCGTTTGACAACCGATTTATCACCGTGGGCAACGATATGTCTGAAAACGGCAACGGCAACAGGATTTACACCGAAAGTCCGCAGATTCAGCACGAAAGCTATTTGAGTTCATACATTACTGCCCTCGACCTCTGCTTACAGGGCATTATATCGCCGTCAACTCTCGGCATTGATACGAAGAAGCTTGATAATGCAGACGCTCAGCGTGAAAAGGAAAAGACAACCCTTTACACAAGGCAGAACCTTGTGAAAATTACGCAGAACGCACTTCAAAGCCTTGTTGCAGTTGTACTCAATGCAGACGGTGAACTTAACGGCAAGGGTATTGTTGAGGGCTTGGAAGTATCCGTAAACTTCGGCGAATATGCAAATCCGAGCTTTGAAAGTCAGGTTGAAACTGTGTCAAAAGCAAGACAGGGCGGTTTGATGTCAGTTGAAACCTCGGTTGACGAGCTTTACGGCGACAGCAAGTCGGAGGATTGGAAAGCCGAAGAGGTGCAGAGAATTAAGGAAGAACAGGGCATTGCAGGCGAAGAAGAAAAATCGGAGCTTGACGATGTGGACCTTACCGACACAGAAGAACCTGACAATAACGCAGATGATGAAGAAAATGCGGAAAATAATGCAGAAAAAACCGAAAGCAATCCCGAACAGAATGATACACAGGTAAACAATGAGTGATTACAATATCAGAGAAGCCTTTGAAAAAATCGAAGATGAACTGATTAACAGCATGATGAGAAATTTCAGCCGTCACAGAGCCGAAGAAACCAAAGAGGGTTACAACTGGACACAATGGCAGGCTGAACAGCTCAAAAGTCTTGAAGAGTACCGTAAGCACAACGCAAAGAAATTCGGCAAGCGTTTCAAAACCATTAACGGCAAGGTTGAAGAGATGATTCGCACCGCCAAAGCTGACGGAAATGCAAGTCAGGAGGCAGAAATTCTTGAAGCTGTCAAGGACGGTTTCAAAGCCCCGAAAAAGCCGTCAGCACACAGCACAGCCGAATTTTTTAAGGTGAATGACCGTAAACTTGATGCACTCATAAAATCGACCACAGACGATTTAAAGAGGGCAGAAACGGCAGTTTTGCGTATGAGCAACGACAAGTACCGCAAGGCGATTTTTAACGCACAGGTTGCAATGAACACGGGTGCGGTTACATACGAAAAAGCCGTTGATATGGCGTGTAAAGATATGCTCAACGCAGGTCTTAATTGTGTGGAATACAAAAATGGTGCAAGGCACACGCTCTCGGATTATGCGGATATGGCGGTTAAAACAGCCAACAAAAGAGCCTATCTGCGTGGTGAGGGCGAAAAGCGAGCCGAATGGGGAGTATCCCTCGTTGTTGTGAACTCAAGACAGGGCGGTTGCCCCGATTGTGCAAAATATATCGGCAAGGTGTTTATTGACGATGTTTATTCAAACGGCAAAAAGTCAGACGGAAACTATCCGCTTCTCTCAACCGCAATCAAGAACGGTTTGTTTCATCCGAGATGTAAGGACAGCACAAGTACATTTTATCCCGAACTTGATGATTTGGACGCACCGTTGTCTGAAGATGAAATCAAAGAGCTTGACCGTCAGCGAGGAATTGAGGAAAAACAGCAGTATGCACAGCGACAGGCAGAACGCTTTGACCGCCGTGCCGAATACAGCCTTGATGGAGACAATAAACGCATTGCCCAAACCCGAGCCGATGAGTGGCACGATAGGGCGAATACGCTTGAAGAAAAGGCAAAACAATTCTCACTAAACACCAATGAACAGAAATATTACAGACCTGTTTTTGAAGAAGATATATCAAAAACTTTTGAACGCAAAATTGAGGGCGAAACAATTACAATTGATACCCACAAGGGAAATACATTGTGTGATAATGTTTATATTTCAGATAAGGTAAAGCTAAAACGAAAAGAACTTCATAATTTTGATATGCAAGTGAGAAAAGCGTTTGATATGCTCGGAGAGGTTGAAACAAGCGGAAAGCCTGAAATTTGTATTGTCACTCCCGAAGAAATGCGAGTAAATGCTATTGCTTCATATATGCCAATGCAGAATGTTCTAAATGTCAATTCA